GATTTTATTTTGTCTAAATCAAGCATAGGGTGGGAAGTTGGACAACATCTTTCTTAGGGGGGAGTAACGCCAACTTCCCTAGACATGTAATTATGAGAGAGAGGAGATATTGAATAATACCCACAAGAAACATGTCATTCCTCATTTTCACACAGATGGTCTTGTTTTAATAGTCCTAGAATGGCATATCCTGCCGTATCAATCCAACTGTCCATATGTTGTGGATTTTGGGATATGCGTATTAATTTCATGCAAAGCATAATATTACAAGCATCGCTACCTGTAATTGGCTCTGTTATTTTGTTGCCCAGTATGACATTAACCATGCTTGCTAGATTGTCAAAAAAATCATCAGAGCTACCATAATCGTCATCTCTGTCTTCAAGGGTTTGCTGTAACTTTATTAAAGCTGTCTCCAAGATAAAGGTGTTTTTCTTCAATTTGCTCATAACGATCTCCTGTATTAAGTGTTGATTCTAACTTATTTTATTACAAATCTAAAGGTGTTAATTTTGGACTTTTGTTTGCTTGATCTAAACATGCTTGCAAAGATTCTTTTGTGTCTATGTTTAAAAGTTTTTCTTCTGTTTTTGCAAACTCGGTGAGGTTTTTTTCTTTGTGAAATGGCATAAATATGACTTTGTTTAAAGGCAAAGCCACAAGACAGAACAAATCTATTTGACCGTCACCATACCTTTCGTCTGAATCTTGTCTTTCTTTTTTTGCCGTTCTTCTACCACTGCGTAACTCCCAACGATAATAGTCTTTGCCTCTTCTCAAATAAGTTGAGTTAGTGGTTTTTACCTGTACTCTGTATAGCTTGTTTTGGTGGTCAAGAATTAAATCGCTTCTGTGGGCTTGAGGTGCAAGAATTACGGAGTCGCAATATCTCAGCAAGTAAGATGCTGCCAAATATTCACCTGCTAACGCTATGCGTGTAGTGGTATGTGGCAAACTGGCTCCTAAATTTTACCCCACTCCTTACCTTCAAAAAGTAGAGATTCAGCGTTTCGCCTTCGGGTTAATCCCTTAAGCACCTTACCCCCTGCTTTATTCCACCTACGCATTTGAGCAGGCACCTCCTCGTAATGACCCCTATTCAAAACTTTAAGCATTGTTGATTTGTTTAGATTGGATGGACCTAAGTTGTAAGTCCATGAAACCAAAGCGTCAAATTGATTTTGATGCAACGGCACTTCTACAGCATCTTCTACATATTTGCAGTATTCCATAAGCTCATGTAACAACATGGATTCAGCTTCTTCTTCTGATATTTTTTGTCCTTCTTGCACATTTTTGGTGTGACCGTAGCCAATTGTCCAAACACCTACAGCGTCTTGATAAGCCTCTAACTCACACCCTTCAAATTTTTTTATTAGGCAAATGCCTTCTTTTGAAATTTGCATTAATTTAGGGGAAGTAGACCTGATATGATTGCTATTAACAAAGTTCCTAAAAATCCGAAACATCCAAACACCGCCATTCTTAAAGTTTTGTTTAAATCTGCTACTTGTGATTTTATTTCTTCTGTTTCTCGAAATATGGTCTTCCATCTTTCAGCACATTGTGCCTCATGTGATTTAAGGTCTGATGAAACAGATTGTACTGTTGGCTTGTTAGTCATCTTTTTTCTCAGGCGTGTTTGAAGCCCCAAAGTAAAACGATATAACTGCCGATGCCAACCCACCTAGATATCCTAACACCAAATTGATTAAAGCTTCAGAATTTTGTTCAGGTGGTTGCAATGTAACTAAAAATATATAGCCAAGAAATCCACCGACTACCGCAGTACCCATAATTCTTGCAGTCCAATCTTTGCTAAATTTGCCCCTAGCATCAGATTTGTCTTGAACTTCTAGCTTAAAAACATCTACCTCTAATTCTTTCATTTGTAATTCAAAATTTTGTTCTGCTTTTTTAAGCTCAAGCATTTGTTCGGGAGTGGCTGATTGAATGGCTTGATTGATGGCTTTTGGTTCAGGAGAACAGCCAAGAACTTGTGCCACAACAGAAGCTGCTTGCCCGCCCAATGGTCCGCCTAAAGCAGAGCCTAGTGTTGGTGCTATGGCTCCTACTACATTTTTTATTAAATTAAATTTCATAATTACCCCGCCAGTGGATTTTTTTCTTTATTAACTTTTGATTCTATTTTTTGTACATCTTTTTGTAAGTTCATGTACTGTTCTTTTAAAATAGACCAATTGTTAGTATTTTGATTAACGGCTCCTTCTAAAATATTTATCTGCTCCAACTTTTTTAATTTTTGCTCCATAACAGAAATTTGTGTTACAAGACTGTTGATATCTTCTTCATAAGAAACAGATGTTTGTGCTTCTAAATTTTCAATCCTATTAACATAGGTCGCTCCTTGATAGCCAAAACCAGCTAGCGTTGTAACAATACCTACAAGAGCTATAAGTTGAGTTGTTTTGTTTTCAAACCAATTCATATAAATCTCCTAAAGAGTTGGTTGCATGTTTTTTAAATCAGTTAAAGTTTTAATGCTTTGTCCCGCCATGCTATAAAATGCCTCAGTATTATCTGATAGTTTGTTGTTAGTATAAATGTTTTTTGGCTTATACCAAAATTCTTTTTGCGGTATGGATACAAGCCTGTAATTGTTAAAGTTTGGCAAAAAGCCCATCACCGCTATAATTGCATTCTCTGACCCATATTCACCAGTTTCTTCTTGTTTGGCTATAACTTGTTCTTGAGCCATTTGTAAGTTTTGAGCAATAATATTTTCAACCGTTGTCTCTGAATCAGACTCAACAGATGCAATAGAGGTGTCCATTTGATCTTGGGTTGTTTCTGTTGTAACGGTAGCAACTGCTACCTCCGTTGTTGTTTCTGTTTCTACTGCTGTTGAACTAAAAGAGGAGTCTGATACAGACATGCTACTCATGTCTAAAACTTGATTGGTTTGTGCGGTAGAGGATGCAAATTGATCTGAAATGCTTGGTGAGCTACTTATGCTCATGCTTGTATTAGACGAAGAAGCAAAAACATTGCCTGATGCAAGGCTACCACCAGTTGCATGTACTGAACTGCCTGAGTCAGTTCCACTGATACTATTTGTGGCTGTTGTAATTGTTGCAGAAACAATTTTTAAAGCTATTTCTCTGCTTATTGAGCTTTCACCTTTTGCATTCTCTCTTTCTGCAACCTCAAACTCTTCTTCAAATACATCTTCTTCTATAATTTCTTCTCTCTCTATTCTTTCTTCTTCAATTTCAGCCTCAGCCATGCGTTCTTCTATGGCTTCAAACACTTCTTCAACAACTTCCTCTTCAAATATTTCTTCTACAAACTCTTCTTCAGGTTCTTCTAAAATTGCAATTTCTTCTTCTCTTCTAGTTTCTTCTTCAAACCATTCTTCCAATTGGTCTATGGTTTCAAGCTCAATAAATGTTTCAGGCTCACGATAATCTTCTACTAAAAAAGTTTCTTGAAAAATAAATTCTTCTACCATGAGATCGTCTGTGGGCGTAAATATTTCTTCATCACGCAAAGGTGTGTCATGCACAGAAACAAAAGGATCGTGAAATTCCTCTTGTGGAAACATTTGCTCAAAAATTATTTCTTCTTCAAATGTAAGTTCTTGTTCTCCGTTGTTTTGTTCTTCAAACTCATAAACATACTCTTCAAACATTGGCTCTTCTTCGTATCCAAGCTGTTCTTCTTCCTCGTATCCGTAGTTAAACTGGTCTTCTTGAAAATACGCAACATCATTTTCTTGACTGTAACCTTGGCAGAAAGGACCGTACTGTGGATCAAGGTTGCACTGTAAATCATCATATGCATCCCAATAATATGGACATGACTCAGAATATAGTTGGTCAATGTTACATTGTTGAGTTTGGTAAGCATCGGCATAGCCTGAGCAACTGGTATCATTTAAGGGGTTGCTACAATCAACCACCTCTCCTACAAAAATAGAACCGCCATTTTCTAGCGTTTGATTCTCGCCTATATTGTTCCAATCTTGATTAACACAGGTTGTTGAGTTAATAATTCCTGTATTACATTCATCGTGAAAGTAATAAGTTTCCAATTCTTTTTCGTTGCCCTGTATGCCTATAAAAACATCGTGATCTTGAATATCTAATTGCCCATAGATAGCTTCATAAGTGTTATTGGGGTACAACCAAAGCTCGAAAGTGTTTTTAGAATCTCTATAGTATTCCCACATTTCATACCAACCAAAGATAATTTTATCATCAAAACTTTTGGCTAACATCGAAGAGTTCTCACCCATAATAAGGTCAGTCCAAAAAGGATACATCGTATAGTTAGTGTTGGGAGATGGGCTAGGGTTGTATTGCGTGCAGTTCTTTTCCCATGTGTCGACTGTTGATAATGATCCTAAAATTAAACAACCATTACTAGCCATGTAACCTTGGTTAAAAGTTTCGCCAAAAAAATTAAAGTCAAAGCCAAAGTTAAACACTTGAGATGTGCCGTCATCACTGGCTGACATATCAGT